CCCATTAATATGCGAGCGATAAGTAGACATATATTTATCAGCTTCGTTCAGCGTAGTCAAACGCTCATCTCCTGCCTTAAAACCATTGGCAAGGAGAACAATACGCATTAAAAGTGCAGAAACAGAAGATTTACCTACACCAGAAGGTCCCTCAATATAAATTGAATATGGTGATTTGCGAAGTTTTCCATCGACGCGTAAAGCAATAAAATCAGAACGAATACGACGCAATTGTGTAACACGGTCGAAAAGAATACGCTTTTCCCATGTTCCTTCTGCAGCCCTGTAAAGAGTATCCGCTTTTTCAATCAAAGAGTTAAGACGGAAATCAAAATCATTCTCTGTGACTCCCTTCTTGGTCTCAAGATTTCCTGCCTTCATAAATGGTGCTAAATCAAGCATAGAAAAATATTCCTCCTCAAATTGCATGGCCTCATCACCTGAATAAATAAATGGTGTTAAACTGCCTTCAGTAAAACACTTATATCCACCTTCAACGAAGTAGACAAAAGTATCAAATACAGCAGAAATAAAATCAGGTGCATTAACATGTTTTTTGTAAGTGGGAATGGAAAAAATACGAATACCATTAACATCAAAAGACATGTTAGAAAGGTCGCAAAGACCCAATGCAGCACTCATACTGATGAGATTTGAAATTTGCTTAAAAGCAGAGTTGTGAACAACACTCTGCCAATTAGTTTTCATTGATTTCAAAGAATCCAGCCAAGAGGGCTCTGGACTATCAGAAGCTTGTGGGTTCAAAATATCAAATGAACACTCAGTCTTAATAAAATCAATGACTTGTGTAAGAATACTTCCGGAACAGTAATTCTTAACATAAAGAAAAAGAATAGATGCAGCATGTACTGAGGACTGCGAATCGCGTAATGCGATATACAATGCTGTAACATTCTCAATCTCTGAAATTATTTTGTTCGTATCAATACCTGCAACAATAGGAAGGTATGTAAGAACATTTGATGCTGAAAAAATACCAGATTGGCAATTCAACTTTCCGGATTGGTTATTTGGATTAGAAGGACGTGATTTACTTTCTTTTTCACGTTGTTCCTTATCCTTGAG